TAACCGTTCCTGTCTGCCGTGTTCTCGTATCTTCCTGTGCCGAAGAACTTAGCCGCAACCTTCGCCGCCTTGTCCCTTGCAATGTGGTTCATCTCAACCTCGACCCCGATGGTCTGTTTTTTCATTTCCTCAACCTGTCTTGTGATTTTTTCGTTCATGGTGAATCCTCCGTTTTCGCTGTGTTTTCCCTTTCGGTATACACATATTCGCTCTTTTCGGGGATAATAGCAATACGATTACTACACAATCTTTTCCGCAATATCTTGTGTATATTATGGCGGACATACACAATCCCCTGTGGTCTGTCATTCCTTGATTTTCTTTGCATAATCCTCTCCGTAGACCACATTGAGATGGCTCCCATTATCCCAGGCAACTAAAATGCTTGCGGTATCGTCAACCCCAGTTATGGTTCCTTTTGTTCCAACCGGCGGGGCCTGGCAGTCGTCCATACGCTGTAAAATAACTCTTGTTCCAACAGGATATTCTTTTCTGACCTGCTCCACAATCTCCCTACTTGGAAACTTCACTTGAACCCGCCTCCTTTTTCGCACCGCTTTTGAATGCTGATGAGCCTGAGAGGTTCTTCAGCAGGATTTTTCTTTCACCCTTGTATTCTGTGCCGATAAAACCAAGCCGCAGGAGAAAGCAGCGGAATGCGTATTTTTCATTGTCAACCGTTTTTTCCTTTGCCGTGATGCGTTTCTGCTCCCTGCTCATTTTGCAGAGTGCGGAAATGAAATGCGTGTAAGCCTGCACCGTATCGGCATCGGGCAGTTCGGAGAACCAGGGGAAGGATACCTTTTCTTCACCAACCTCAACCGGAAGCCCATCAATGCCCAGCGCCTTTTTTATAAGGCTGCCTTTGGCTTCCAGAAGGGCAGTGAGGTTTCCCACCCTGACCTCATCAAGGGGGACAGCCACCGTAAGCCCAACGCTTTCACCCTGTGGCTCGTCTGGTTCATCACCGGATACTTCTTTGGCTTCGTCCCCGGCGGCTGTTGGGGGCATTTCTGCGGCAGTAAAGCCTTTTTCGGACAGCCTTTCAAGAAGATTTTCAATCTCCTCACTGTCGGCACTATCATCAAACTCAACCACGCCGTTTTTATCTACGCGGAAGTAATCTACCTCGTCAGCCGCTGTCCGCATTCCGAGATATTTCGGTCTGGCTTCCAAAATCTCGCCCATTGCTGTAACAAGCGCCTTGCGGCCTGCCCCCGCCACATTAAAATCTATCCTCATTTTTCAGTACCTCCTTCGGTTTTGGTACTTACATATATCACTCTAAAACGCAGAAATAGCAAGCGCTATTACAGAAAAAGATGTCACAATAAAAAGTCCGGGAACTGTGAATAGTACACAATGCCCGAAAGCACAAACACCACATTTGGAAGTGCGACGCCATTTCCCCACATTTTGTATTCGGCACTGTCTGAATGCGGTTTTTTCAGCCATTTGATAATCTGCTTATCCGACTTCGGCTTTGAGGAAGTCCCCATAATCCTGCGGTGCGTTTCAAAGACTTCACGCCAGAAGGCGGTATCCTCATCAGTGGGATTTTCCGTTCCGAGATTGCTGCACCACCAGTCGGGAAAGCCCTGCAGCCTTGCGCATTCGGTAGGAGTCAGGCGGCGCACGATATATTCAGGCTCTTTATCCACGTCATTGATGACGGGTGGGTCTTTGTAATCCGTAGCCACCAGCGTGTGCGCCAGTTCTTTTTCCGCAATGGTATGGTGGGAATTTTTGCTTGTGCAGTAGGTCGGATGCGCTACCGCTCCCGGACCCCTTGCCACAATGGGAGGCTCGATTTCCTTATCGACTGAAATTCCAAACTGTGCGTTCCGCCCCTGGTTGAAAGCCGCACGGTCAATCCCATAGGCAATGGCGTGTTTGTCGGTGGCATTCAGCGTAAAGGAGACATCTTCATTAATGCCGCTCCCTTGCGGGCCGTTCGCATCTTTCCTCCCGATCATGGAACCCTGGACAGCAACAACGGCAACGCCGCCCTGGTTGGAATCGGGTGCGTTGCCGCCTGTGTCAATCGTCCGTGATATTTTTGTTTCGTACACATTGTTCCTGGCATTCTTCGTCCCTTCGGAAGTAAGGCGCACATCGTAGGTTTTCGGGTTTTCCACAATGGCAATCCCTCCCTGGTTTTTAGAAGGGGACTGGTTGCTTGTGTCAAGCGTCCTCGCTGTCTCGGCTTTATAAAATCCGCTGTGCGGGTTATCTGACTTCATGGAATTGCTCTCTTTAGAGCAGATGCCGTAAGCCTGCGGAGCCTCCACCACAAACGGCTGGTTGTTGCCGCCCGTCCCATAGGTTGAAAGCACAGTCGGTGCAATATCGTCAAGCTGTGTGTATCTTGTATCCTGCGAATGATTCTCATAGACAGCTGCAGGGACAGTCCCTGCCCTCAAGGTCGGCGAGGTCTCTTTTTCAAAACCTATCCCACGGGAATTCGCTGAATGCTCAGTACAAAAACCTGCCGATTCCATCACGCAGGGCGGATGGTGGGATTCTGCACGCAGGGTGCAGGTCATATCATCCGTCACGTCCATCCTGTTTCCGCCCTGGTCGTTTAATACCATTACGCCATTGCGTCCTGTAGAAATGCCACAGTTTATACCGAGGGTTGCCGCCACATTATCCGTTGCAGAATTATATCCGTCTACGCTGTAGCAGCCTGCCTCTCCAGCGCCTTCTTTAAAATCGGCGGAAGCTCCTTGCCACGGACGGAAGCCCTGCGGAGTATACCCAGACACGCCTTCGGACTCAAATAATATTTTTCCTGCACTCCCGCCTGCAAAATCTGCGACAAGGTAGATACGTTTTCTTCGTTGGGGCACTCCCCAAAACTGCGCATCGAACACCCGCCATGCAACGGAGCAGCCATCTCCCAGGATTTCCCCTGCGTTCTGCCACTTTGCAGGTTTAGGAACATACACACCGGGTTCTTTGATTTTGCAGATTTCTTCGAGGACTGCCCGGAAGTCCTCGCCCTTGTTGGAGGAGAATGCCCCTGGGACGTTTTCCCACACCACAAATCTTGGATATTCGCCATCTGTTGCACACCTCATTTCTTTTACGATTCTTACTGCCTGATAAAACAGGCTGCTCCGTGAGCCGCCCAGGCCTTCACGCTTGCCTGCAATTGACATATCTTGGCACGGACTGCCGAATGTAATAATATCAACAGGCGGAAGCTCTGCGCCATTAAGTGTAGAAACATCACCGTAATGCTTCATCTTCGGCAGCCGTTTTGTTGTAACACGGATAGGAAACGGCTCAATCTCCGAACCCCACAAGGGGGTTATCCCGGAAATCAAGCCGCCCAAAGGAAACCCGCCGCTGCCGTCAAACAGGCTTCCCAATGTTAAGTTTTTATTCTCCATCCGCACCGACCTCCAGCTCATCAAACTTTATGGTCTGGCCGTCACGCACCACATACACATTTGCCGTTGTCCCGGCCTGCTCAATATACCTCTTCACGATGACATCGCAGAATTTTTCATCAAGCTCCACCGTATGGCACACACGGTTCGTCTGCTCACAGGCGATCAGCGTGGAGCCGCTGCCGCCAAACGGATCGAGCACAATGCAGTTGCTCATGCTTGAATTTTTGATAGGGTAGGCAATCAAAGGGACGGGCTTCATGGTCGGGTGGTCGCCGTTTTTCTTCGGTTTGTCAAACTCCCAGATGGTGGATTCCTTGCGGCCTGTGTACCATTGGTGTTTGCCTTTCTTTTTCCAGCCGAACAGCACCGGCTCATGCTGCCACTGGTACGGCGAGCGTCCCAGAACAAGGGACTGCTTTTTCCAGATACACGTCCCCGAAAGGTAAAATCCTGCGTCAGCAAATGCTTTTCTGAAATTCAAGCCCTCTGTGTCTGCATGGAAAACATAGATGCTCGCATCATCCGCCATAGCCTTTTCCATGTTGGTGAAGGCATCAAGCAGGAACTGATAAAACTTACCGTTTTCCATGTTGTCATTTTTGATTTTGCCTGCTGAACCCTCATAGTTCACGTTGTAAGGCGGATCCGTTACCACAAGGTTTGCTTTCTTTCCGTCCATCAGAAGTGTGTATGTTTCCTCTTTGGTGCTGTCGCCGCAGATAAGGCGGTGGTTTCCGAGCAGCCAGAGGTCGCCGCTTTTGGTGACGGGCGGTTTTTCCAGCTCTGCGTCCACATCAAAATCATCATCCTTCACATCGCCCTCATCACCTGCGAAAAGGTCGGCAATCTCGCTTTCGTCAAATCCTGTCAATCCGATATCAAAGGATTCCGCCTGCAGTGCTTCAATTTCCACACGCAGAAGTTCTTCATCCCAGCCTGCGTCAAGAGCCATCCGGTTATCGGCTAAAATATATGCTTTCTTCTGCGCCTCGGTAAGATAATCCGCAAACACACACGGCACTTCCGGAATGCCCTCTGCCTTCGCCGCCTCGATCCTGCCGTGGCCGGCTATGACATTGAAGTCACGGTCGATAATGACGGGATTGATAAACCCGAACTCACGCAGGGAGGAGCGCAGCTTATTGACCTGTTCCGCAGAATGTGTGCGGGCATTATTCACATAAGGGATTAACTTATCCGTGGAAACGAGCTGCATTTCCGTTGTCGTTTTCATTATCCGCATCTCCTTTTCAAAACTTTTTGCAGGCCTTTCCTTGCGTCAGAGACATTGCCCTTCAAAGCCTGCCCCTTGATGGTCTTATATTGCTGTGCCGTTAAATTTTTACGGCTGGATTTCAGCGTTTTCATAAATTCTGTAAGTTCTGTTTTCATATCAGTTTCCTTTCCTTGCCCGGAGTAACCGTTCCATCACATCGTCCTGCGGCGTGTTCCCCGAAAACTCCACGGAGCAGTTCTCCTTGACAATCTGGTAAATCTGCATCCAGCAGTAATTGGTCTGTTTCATATAGGACTGGCTCATGGCGACATAAGGGGAAGCAATGGCGGCTCCCGTTGTCGGGTGCTTTGCCAAAAATCCTGTTGCCGAAACGATCTCCTCACACTGGATCCATCGGGACACGCTCATTGCGTACTGTTCCACCATCTGGACGGTGACCAGTTTGTCGCAGTTCCTTGCCTTAAGCCAGCCGTAAGTTTCCTGGTAGACTTCCTCCGCCACCAGCTCACGGCCGCTTTTCTGCGGGGACTTCAAAAAATCTTTTACCGGCGGCACATCCACGCCCTCAAGAGCAGCAGGCTCCATCAGGACTTCCGCAGGGCGCCCCTCACTGATTTTTTCCGTGAGGGCCTTTGGCTTCCGCCCTGCGCCCGGTCTTGCACCGCCCCTGTTGCTGCCGTCCTTTGCCACTGTTTTCACCCCGTTTCTTTGATTTCCTTTGAAAAAATGCTGCGGAAATCAAACGCCGCAGCATACAGAAAACATATTGGATACTGGAAATTCAAAGGGGTTAATACCCCGTTTGATTTCCGCTTTTTATGCGTGTGACCCCGGCACCGTTGCCCGCCGGCTTCCATTTTAGGGATTTTGACCGCCCCTGGGGTCAGTGCCACCTGTCACCGCGCTGTGCATGAATCCTTGAATGGCAGGATTTACAAAGGGAAATAAGGTTGCTCCTGTCATGCGTCCCGCCTTCAGACAAAGGCTTTTTGTGGTGTACTTCCTCTACGGGTACAAGAATCCCTTTCCCATAGCACAGCTCACAGAAAGGGTGCGTTTTTACATAGCTGTCACGGATTCGTTTCCATGCCCTCCCGTACCTACGGCGTACAGCAGGGTCCCTGCCATACTTCTCGTAGCGTTTGTTTTCCAGCTTTGTGTGTTCCTCACAGAATCTGCCGTCCGTTAATTTCGGACAGCCGGGATAGGAACACGGGCGCTTTGGTTTTCTCGGCATCAGCTTCACCTCGCTTTCAGGCATAAAGAAAGCCACCCACAGGATTCCTCCCGTGAATGGCCCGGTGCTTTACGCAATTTTCTATGATACTATAATAGCACTTTTCCCTGTGCCAAACTACGGCAAAGTGTGCCAACCTTAACTCGGCACAGAAAAATTCTGCAAAGCCGATGCATGGATGCGGTGGACGGTGCGGTTTGACACATGGAGCCTGTCAGCGATCTCCTCCCATGTGCAGTTATTAAAATACCTGTATGTCAAAAGCAGCCGTTCCTCCCGGTCACCGACCTTTTCCAGGGATTCGGTAATCTGTTTTTTCAGCACCACCAGCCGGCAAAGCTCCCTGTGTATTTTCTGTTCCATCTCTATGATGTCGCCGAGATATTTTACAAACGGCGGTTCTATGTCCCTGCTGCATTGTACGCGCTCCCCGAAGTTTGAACCTGCTATCCTGCCCGCCAGCTCACGCAGGCGTTCCAGTTCCTTCACATCAGAATCTATCAGTTCGTTCAGCCTGTATGCCTGCATCAAATATTCTTTCGCTGTCATAAGCCACCTCCGAAAATGAAATTCCCCCGGATTGACTCTGGTTTTCATTGGTTGTCACAAATTGGCTTTTACGGCGTCTATCAAAGCGGACTGTGAAGTGTCCTTTAATTCCAGTGCTTTCATGATCCGCTCGTCAATCGTGCCTTTGGTGATGATGTGCTGCACCACCACGGTTTCTGAAGTCTGCCCCTGCCTCCACAGCCTTGCGTTGGTTTGCTGATACAGCTCCAGGCTCCAGGTAAGACCGAACCAGACTATCGTGCTGCCGCCGTTCTGAAGATTAAGTCCGTGTCCAGCCGATGCAGGGTGTATCAAAGCCACGGGCAGTTCTCCGTTATTCCAACGCCTGATGCTTTCGGCTGTATCCAGTTTGGAAAACGGGATATGCAGGGATTGCAGCCTTT